GCTGGGCGTTGTACGACAGTTCGTCGACGGCGGCCTTCCGGGCAGCGTCCGACTTCACGGAGGTCTGGTACTCGACCAGCTCCTCGCGCATGGCGTCGACCTGCTTGCGGATCTTGCGCGCCTCGTCCTTCTTGCCGTCGAGAATCAGGTCCTCGTACTTGTCCTGCAGCTCTTCGATCTTGGACTTCATGTCCAAGACCACCTTCTGGGTGACCGATGCCTGCTGGCCGCCCTTCAGCTTCTCGATCTCTTCGAGCAGCGCCTGTTCGCGCTGGCGTGCCTTGGCCTGAGCCTCGTCGAACCGCGACTTCGGGATGCGGATGTTGCGCTTCTTGGCCTCTTCGGCCTCCTGCTTCTCGCGCTCGGCCTTCTCTTCGGGGGTTTCGTCACCCTCGTCGAGCTTGTCACCCTTGGTCGCATCATCCTTGCCGGCGTCGTCGCCTTCACCACCCTTGCCGGCCTCGTCGAGAGGCGACTTCACCTCATCGCCGCGATCCACGGGGGTGTCTTTGCCCTTGTCGTCGCCAGCGCCGGCGATCTTGTCGTTTTCATCAGCCATTTTGAGCTCCTTCGGTGGATTTCGAGGTATTGCGTGCCTGTTCCACGGCCGCGACGCGCTGCGCCATAGCCTGTTCGCGGGCTTGCTGCCGCTTGATGGCGGTGTCGGCCGCCGCTTGCTCGCGCTTCAGCTGCATCTCGGCAGCCATCTGCTCGCGCTTGAGGGCGAATTCGCGCTCCATCTGCTCCTTCTTGAGCGCGAACTCCTGATCCATCTTCTGCTTCTCCATGGCCATCTCGGTCTCCAGCTTGTACTGCTCCATGGCCATCTCGTCCTGTCCGGAGTCCTGCCCGATCGAGGCAAGCTCCTTCTGTGACTTGGCCTGCTTGAGCCGGGCGTCGGACTGCTTCTGCATCGCCTCGGCTTCGAGCTTGACGACCTCGGCCTCGCTGGCACGCTGCTTGAGCTGGGCCGCCGCCTGCGCCTCTGGGCTGTTCTGGTCGCCCTCCAGCTCCTTGACGATCTCGGCCTTGTCCTTGAGACGGCTCGACTGGATGATGTACTTGTCCGGGATCTGCACACCGGCCTCAGTACGCAGGCGCACAGCCTGATCGAACTGGGTCTCCTCGAACGTGTCGCGCTCGGGCTGGTTGGTGACGACCACGGCGTACTCGCCGAGGGTCAGATCGTTGATGATCATGCCTTCGGGCGTCGGTTGGTTCACCGTCAGCTGCTCGGTGGTGTTGGTCAGCCGGTCGGTCGTGATGTAGAGCAGGCGCTGCTCGGTGTAGTACTCCTGCACTAGGTCCAGAACATTCCGGGCGAGGATGAAGTCGGTCCGGTTCATGTTGTCCATGACCTTGGCCAGATTGGCCTGACCCGACTGCTTGTTCGTCTGCACGCTCTTGGCGGCCACGTCCTCACGGGCGAAGCCCTGCATGTAGTCGGACACACCAGAGATGCTCTTGATGTGCTCCTCAGCCTTGTAGCTGATGCGATCCAGCCCGCTGGGGGTCTGGTTCGGCTGGATCTTCTCGGCGTTGACCAGCTCGTCGAGCTCGAGCACCAAACCGGTCTGCGCGCCACGCTGTTCCAGCTCGCCTACCGACATGTTCTGGAGGGCGTTGCGCTTGACCTTCCAGCCGGAGTTCGCCGTGGTGTTGACCACGTGCAGCTCCTGCGAGCTCACCTTGTTCAGCAGCTCCTGCGGACCGATCAGGTTCTCGACCAGACCCACGGTACGGCCGCGACGGAAGTACGGGAAGTAGGGCACGACCGTGAAGTGCTTGTACGGCGACCAGTCGTCGTGCAGTACCACGTTGTCGGCGACCACGGTCCAGCGGATCCGCTGGACCAGCTTCTTGGTCAGCGCCAGATTGGGGTTCTGAGCCATGTGCTGCTGGATGCGCACCTGATCCCAATCCGCAGGGACCATGCGCGTATCGCCGGTGCCGACGTCGACGAAGTGCAGCACTCGGTCCAGCTTCCTCCACTGCCGCTCGATGACGCGGATGTTCCGGGTGTTGTTGTCCCCGGAGTCCGGCCCCGTGTTGTACGTGTACATCGACCGGGGGTGGCCGAAGCGGTCGCGATCGCGGTCGATGGAGTCGTAGCCATACGGGAAGTAGCTGTCCTGCCGGCCGCGCAGCAAGTCAGCATCTGACTTGCTGTACATCATCTCGATCTGGTCGGGACTCATCCACTTCGTGATGATGACGTCGCCCCACTTGTCGGGGTCGTACTCGTCGGCGTCGGCGTCGATCAGCACGTTCTTGGGGTT